CAAACAAAACTCTTTACGACATAACACCACCTCCTCATACGTATATACGACCTACAACACAAACACATGATTTATACTATAGACAACATAAGGATAATCCGGAGTTAAATTTAATTATACCGATTGTTAAACATTATGAATTGTGTGAAACGATTTTTAGAGATCTAAAAGCGAATATTAACAGAGAAAAAACAAAATATGATGAATTCTTTAACAATAGAGTGTCAGTGGTATTCAACGCCATCGAGAGAAATGGAGTACGAATACACAATGAAACCTTCAGTAAATACTTCCACCCCGTTGATGGTGAATATATCAACACTCAGTTCAACTTAAAAACAACAACAACAAGACCTTCAAATAAATTTAAAAATGTAAATTATGCAGCACTTAATAAAGAAAATGGATGTAGGAAAAGTTTTATTCCTCGTAATAATAAATTTGTGGAGATTGATATTAGCGCTTATCATCCTAGTTTGGCTGCTCGCCTCGTTGATTATACTTTTCCCACTAGTGATATTCACTCTCATTTTGCATCTTTATATAAAGTGGATTATAAAAAATCGAAAGAACTTACATTCAAGCAACTTTATGGTGGCGTATTTAAAAATTATAGAGAACTGGAATACTTTAAAAGGATTGAAAAATTTGTTTTAAATAATTGGGATGATTTTAATAAAAAAGGGTATATAGTATGTCCTATATCAAATTTTGTATATACGAAGGAGGGTTTGGGAGAGATGAACCCACAAAAACTTTTTAATTATGTGTTACAAAATATGGAAACTTCACAAAATGTTTTGGTTTTGTGGGATATGTTTCGTATATTACGGGGATATAAGACAAAACTAGTTTTATATACTTACGATTCGTTTCTTTTTGACTGGGATGAAAGTGAAACAAAATTACTAGATGAAATTAGAAATATTTTCACAAAATATAAATTAAATATAAAAGAAATAGAAGGTTATGATTACAACTTTGGAGAAACCGCTTAATACGTATAACACGAAATACGATGTTATAACAAATTTACAAAATTTAAGCGACTTGAACAATAAATTATTTTGCACATTCACAGATCTAGAAGGTATGGATGAGCTAATTCACAACATACAATCTAAATACAGTATAATATATAATAAAATGTTTGTATTAGAAATTGTGGGGAAAGATGAATATGTAGTTACATATAATGTAGAACAAGCTAATATAGATACTATACCAGATAATACAATCTTAGTACATAGAAAAAAAGAATCTAATACTTTATATACTATTAATGCCCTTAATGAACTCATTAAGAAGTTAAATGGTGGTGTTGTTGATACAAATTATAAAGTAGATTGGCAACATTATAGAAATTGTGTTTTACTTACTCAACATAATGAACTTAGTCAATTAAATACAAAAATACATAGAATTATTGAATTATAGTTTGGCTCCCCAAAATATAGTTCGTATATTAGGTTACATATAAACAGTTATAATTAAAAATAAGTTACAATTATGGATTTAAATGCATTAAAGCAGAAATTGGATACCCTCCAATCAAAACCACAGGGAGGTCAAAAGACCGATTATTCGTTAATTTTTTGGAGACCCACAGTAGGTAAACAACAAATCAGAATTGTGCCATCGGCATATGATTCTTCTAACCCATTTACTGAACTTAAGTTCTATTATGGTATTACAAATAAGGTTATGATTTCACCAGCCAATTTTGGTGAAAAAGACCCAATTGCCCTATTTGCTGGAAAACTACGTGAAGGTGAGTATAATAAAGAAAATTATGTACTTGCTAAAAAGTTAGATGCTAAAAACCGTACTTTTGTTCCCGTTGTAGTACGTGGAGAAGAAGATAAAGGTGTTAGGTTATGGCAATTTGGAAAACAAGTATATGAAGAATTATTAGCTCTTGCTGTAGATGATGAAATTGGTGATTACACTGATATTGTAAATGGTAGAGATATTACAGTTGAAACTGTAGGACCAGAATCAACTGGTACTCCATACAATAAATCATCAGTACGTGTTAGATTAAAAACATCACCTCTTAGTGAAGATGCTTCATTAGTAGAAAAATGGTCAAGTGAACAACCAAATCCAACAGATGGGTTATTTAAACGTTATTCATTTGAAGATATGAAATCTGCATTAGAAAAATGGCTATCTCCGGAAGAAGATTCTGAGGGAGCAGTTGGTCCTACTATTACATCAACACCAGCACCTTCTACAAACTTTAGTTTAGATACTAATAAAGCTAAACAAAGTAAAGTAGATAAGTTTGACTCACTATTTGATAGTAAAGATAGTAATAATGGTGATGATCTTCCTTTCTAAATATGGCGAAAAAAATATCAAAGTCTCTCTCGGCAGCAGTGTCTGCCGAGATTAAGAGCAAATTTGATTTAAATAAATTTAAATCGTCTAAAGGTTTAGATAAAAACGTCAAATTTAAGGAACAAAAATGGATACCCCTATCCCCTGCTTTCCAAGAAATATCTGGAGTACCAGGTGTTCCAATGGGACATATTTCATTACTTAGAGGGCATTCTGATACAGGTAAAACAACTGCTTTATTAGAAGCAGCAGTATCGGCACAAAAAATGGGTGTACTACCTGTTTTTATCATTACTGAGATGAAATGGAATTGGGAACATGCCGCTCAAATGGGATTAGAAGTTAAACTAATCAAAGATGATGAGGGTAATGTTGTAGATTATGAAGGTAACTTTATTTATGTTGATAGAGAAACATTACATACAATTGAAGACGTAGCAGCATTTATTATGGATCTACAAAATGAGCAGAAAAAAGGTAATTTACCTTATGACTTAGCGTTCTTTTGGGATTCAATTGGTTCTATTCCTTGTGCAATGTCAGTTGAAAAACTGAAAAATAATAATGAATGGAATGCTGGAGCAATGTCAACTCAATTTGGTAATACAGTTAACCAAAGTATTGTAATGTCTCGTAAAGAATCATCACCATTTACTAATACACTTTGTTGTATTAATAAAGTATGGACCGCTAAAGCAGAATCACCTATGGGACAACCAAAGATGATGAATAAAGGTGGTATGGCTATGTGGTATGATGCAACATTCGTAGTTACATTTGGTAATGTATCTAATGCTGGAACATCTAAAATTAAAGCAATTAAAGGTGGTAAGCAAGTAGAATGGGGTAAAAGAACAAACTTACAAATTGATAAAAACCATGTTAATGGTATGCAATCAAGAGGTAAAATTGTTATGACAAACCATGGTTTTATTACAGATACTGATAAAGACAAGAATGCATATAAGAAATTACATTCAGATGAATGGACAAAAATCTTAGGTGGAGGAACATTCAAAATTGTAGAAGACCAAGAAGATGTAACACCTGTACTCTTCGACGAGCAGGACATTTAAAAATAAAACATGAAACATAAAGAATTATTTAACTTGTTGGACAGCGTCCAAGAAGATCAGGAAGAGACTATATTAAAAAAACATGATAAAGTATTAATTTTAGATGGTTTAAATCTATTTTTTAGAAACTTTGCTATGATGAATATGGTTAATCCTGATGGAGTTCACATTGGTGGATTAGGTGGGTTCTTCCGTTCTTTAGGTGCAATGATTAGACAAACAAATCCAACTTCTGTTTATGTAGTATTCGACGGGGCGGGTTCAACAGTAAATCGTAAGAACCTGCTCTCCGAATACAAAGGAACAAGAAACCTACAGCGAATTACTAATTGGGAAGCATTTGATAATATTGAGGAAGAACATGACTCAAAAATTGACCAAATAGTGCGTATAATCCAATATTTAAAGCTATTACCTGTTAAAACCACCATACTCGATAAAGTAGAAGCTGATGATATTATAGCCGTGTTAGCTGAAAAATTAGTAGAAAAACATAACTCAACTTGTTTTATAGTATCTAGTGATAAAGATTTCTTACAGCTAGTAACTGATAAAATTATTGTATATAGACCAATGGAAAAAGAGTATTATACTCCAAAGGTTGTAGAAGAAAAAATTGGAGTATTACCTTCAAATTTTATTTTACATAAAACATTATTAGGAGACAACTCAGATAATATTCAAGGTATTAAAGGTCTTGGTGCTAAAGGTATATTTAAAAAATTTCCTGAGTTAAAAACACAAGAATTAACCCTTCAAGATATTTTTGATATATCTGCTAGGAAATTTAAGGAACACGTTGTATATTCGCGCATAGTTCAGGAACAAGCTAGAATTGAAACTAATTATAAAGTTATGGATTTAAGTAATCCAATGATAGATGATAAAGGAAAAGATCATATAGAGAATTTAATAGTAGAAGAATTTCCTGAATTTAATCCTAAAATGTTTATTCAATTTTATAATGAAGATAAATTAGGAGGAATGATTAGAAATTTAGAAACATGGTTAAAGGATATATTCGCATTATTTCCAACATATGAAAAATAAAAAGGTTATAAATGACATTAAATAGTATAAATCAATACGGGCACGATTTTCAAATTAAAGTATTATCATCTTTACTAACCCATAAAGAATTTTTAGTTAATATTCATGATATTATATCAGAAGAATATTTTGAAAATCAAGCACAAAAATGGGCGATTAAAGAGGTACTTAACTATTATGATAAGTACCATACTACTCCCTCATTAGATATATTAAAAGTAGAATTACAAAAGGTTGATAATGAGGTATTACAAATATCTATAAAAGACCAACTAAAACAAGCTTTTGTTAGTTCCGATGATGATTTAGAATATGTACAAGAAGAATTTACAAATTTTTGTAAAAACCAACAATTGAAGAAGGCCTTAATGTCGTCTGTGGATTTATTAAAAGCAGGCGACTTTGATGGTATTCGTTTTATTGTAGATAATGCTTTAAAAGCAGGACAAGATAAAAATATAGGACATGAGTATGTTAAAGATATTGAGGAACGTTATAGAGAAAATTCAAGAGAAACTGTTCCTACCCCTTGGGATAAAATTAATGAATTATTACAAGGTGGACTTGGAAATGGAGACTTTGGTCTTATATTTGGTAATCCAGGAGGTGGTAAATCTTGGTCACTCGTTGCTTTAGGAGGGCACGCTGTTAGGTTAGGATATAATGTATTACATTATACACTTGAGTTAGGAGAGGAATATGTTGGTAAAAGATATGATGCTTTTTTCACAAAAATACCAGTTAATAAAGTAGATTCACATAGAGATAAAATTGAAGATATTATACCCCAATTACCAGGAAAGTTAATAATTAAAGAATATCCGACAGGTAGGGCATCAGTCTCAACAATTGAATCACATATTGCAAAAAGCACAAGTATGGGAGTGGCACCAGATTTAGTAATTATTGATTATGTAGATCTTCTTTCATCAAGAAAAACAAATCGTGAGCGTAAGGATGAAATTGATGATATTTATACAAGTACTAAAGGATTAGCTAGACAATTAAATATACCTATTTGGTCTGTTTCACAAGTTAATCGTGCAGGGGCGAATGATAATGTCATTCAGGGGGATAAAGCAGCAGGATCGTATGATAAAATTATGATAACTGATTTTTGTATGTCTCTTTCTCGTAAAAAAGAAGATAAAGTTAATAACACAGGAAGATTCCATTTAATGAAAAATAGATATGGAATGGATGGAATTACTTTTGGTATTCAAGCTGACACTTCTACGGGGCATTTTGTTGTAAAAAATGAATATGTTGAAGGAGATGAACCTGAAGCATTATCACCATCTCAACCCCGTTCTAATAAATTTGATACGGATGTTGATACTTTTGATAAACAATTGTTACGTAAGAAATTTTTTGAATTAAATCCTTAAAAATAAAAAAATGGCAAAAACATCATTATTACAAGAAAGAATAGTCTATAAACCTTTTGAATATCAAGAGGCATCTGATTATTGGTTAAAACAACAACAAGCTCATTGGCTACATACAGAAGTCCCAATGATGAGTGATGTTAATGATTGGAAACAAAACTTAACTGAATCAGAAAAAAATATAATTGGTACTATTTTAAAGGGTTTTGCACAAACCGAAACTGTAGTAAATGATTATTGGTCAACATTAGTTACTAAATGGTTTAGAAAACCGGAAGTAATTAAAATGGCTGTTACATTTGGAGCATTTGAAACAATCCATGCAGAAGCTTATTCTTTATTAAATGAAGAATTAGGTTTAGATAATTTTAGTGAGTTTCTAGAAGATGAAGCAACAATGGCTAAAATAGAAGCTTTAACTACTGTAAGAGATTCTCATGATGGTACTCCTAACTGGCATGAAAGAGCTAAATCATTAGCAATCTTTTCTGCATTTACAGAAGGTGTAAATTTATTTTCTTCATTTGCTGTTTTATTATCCTTTAAATTAGATAATAAACTAAAAGGGGTAGGACAAATTGTAGAATGGAGCATTAGAGATGAATCATTACATTCAGAAGCAGGTTGTTGGTTATTTAGAACATTAATGCAAGAACACCCAGAATTTAATACCCCAGAATTAAAAGCTGATATTGAAGAAGCAGCACATTTATCCTTAAAATTAGAATTAGATTTTATTGATAAAGTATATGAAATGGGAGATTTAACAGGTTGTCCTAAATATGATTTAATTTCATTTATTAAACATAGAGTAAATACTAAAATGAGTGATTTAGGTTATGGACCTATTGTAAATGGTATTGATAAAGACGCAGTAAAAAGAATGAAATGGTTTGATAGTTTATCAGCTGGTAAACAACATACAGATTTCTTTGCAAATAGAGTAACAAATTACAGTAAAGGTGTTCAAAATTGGGATGCCGCAGCATTATTTTAAAATATGGAAAACAACGCACTACAAGTAGATTATAGTAATTGGGAAGCTGGAAAGCAATATCCAGAATGGATGGATGAAATATCATTAGCAACCATTAGTAAAGGATATTTATTACCCGGTGAAACTGTAAAAACAGCATATAGAAGAGTAGCAAATGCCTCAGCAACTAGATTAAAAAAACCAGAATTAGCAAATAAATTCTTTAAAATAATGTGGAATGGGTGGTTAGGATTAGCATCACCTGTTTTATCAAATATGGGAACTGATCGTGGTTTACCTATTTCTTGTTTTGGTATTGATACACCTGACTCTATACGTGGAATTGGTTTAACTAATGCGGAGTTAATGAAATTAACCGCCTCTGGTGGTGGTGTAGGTATTTCATTATCTCGTATTAGAGAACGTGGAACAGGAATTACAGGAAATGGGAAAAGTGAAGGTGTAGTACCATGGGCTAAAATATTTGATTCTTCAATTATTGCTACTAATCAAGGTAATGTTCGTAGAGGCGCTGCATCCGTAAACTTAGATATAGAACATGGGGATATAGAAGAATTTTTGCAAATTCGTAGACCTAAAGGTGACCCAAATAGACAATGTTTAAATTTACACCAATGTGTTGTTGTAGGTGACTCATTTATGAGAAAATTAGAAGCAAGAGACCCGGAGGCAATGGATAAATGGGCTACTGTTTTAAAATCAAGAATGGAAACAGGTGAACCTTATATAATGTATAAGGACAATGTTAATAAAGATAATCCAATAGCTTATAGATTAAATAATTTAGATGTGAGCATGACAAATATTTGTTCTGAAATTACATTATTTACAGATGAAGAACATTCGTTTATTTGTTGTTTATCTTCTTTAAATTTAGCTAAATATGATGAATGGAAAGATACAGATACTGTTGAATTATCAACTTGGTTCCTAGATGGTGTAATGCAAGAATTTATAGATAAATCAAACGGTAAAGAAAGTTTAAAAAGAACACATTCACATGCTAGAAAAGGTAGAGCCTTAGGTTTAGGAGTAATGGGTTGGCATTCATTCTTACAACAAAAAGGATTACCCTTTAATTCAATTGCATCTACCGCTCATACTAAAAATATATTTTCTGATATTAGAGGTAAAGCAGAAAAGGCATCAATGGATTTAGCAGCTGAATATGGTGAACCTTTATGGTGTAGAGGAACAGGTATGAGAAACACTCACTTACTAGCAATTGCACCAACAGTATCAAATTCTGTAATTGTAGGTGGTATTAGTGCTGGTATTGAACCTTTACCTGCTAACATTTATACTTTTAATGGTGCTAAAGGAACATTTATTAGAAAAAATAAATCACTACAAGAAATATTAATAGCTAAAGGAGAAGATAAAGATAAATGGTGGGATCAAATGTTAGCTGAAGATGGTTCAGCACAAGGATTACCAGATAATATATTAACACCAGAAGAAAAAGAATTATTTTTAACATTCCCTGAAATTAATCAATTGGAATTAGTTCGACAGGCAGCTATTAGACAACGTTATATTGACCAAACCCAATCATTAAATTTATCATTTGATGTAAATGATTCACCAAAATGGATTAACCAAGTGCATTTAGAAGGTTGGAAATTAGGCATAAAAACTTTTTATTACCTAAGAACTGATTCAGTAATTAAAGGAGATTTAGGATCTCGTATGGCAGATTGTATTTCTTGCGATGGATAAATAATATGAAAATTAGAATACTTTGTTTTTTTATTTTAATTAGTGGTTTTATACATGCACAAACTACAGTAAACTTAAGGTCACTTAAAACTCATTATGGAAATCAAACTTCCGGACAAAATTATTCCGATAATGCCGGTTCTCATT